ACAGATTCTTTGGCGACCTGACGAATGCAATCCTCCCTACACAAAAGCGAATGAAATTGCCGAGTTACTATATGAGGGATTGAATATCCTTACATCTAATCCTGACAAATATAGGAAGTTTAATCCTGGCAATGGTTGGGGATCCTATGATGGTTTGGTGGATTTTGTGTATAATTATTGTAATGCTTGCAGGGAAACACCTGAAGCAGAGTTGAGGATTTCGAGATGACAGGTTTTCAAAGTAAAAAAGCAATGGCTAATAGTAGGAGTGGAGAGATGAAGAATAGAATTGAAACTTTGGCGAATGGCGATTTCAGAGTCGTGCCCTTGGATGATCCAGCGTTTATTGAATTTACAAACAAAAGGAATAGTAAGATGAGTACTGTTAAAATTGCAATTAATCGTTGCTTTGGTGGGTTTGGTCTTTCGAATGAAGCATTTGAAATGTTGCTTTCGAGGAAGGGTATTGAGTTCGATCGAATCGAGAGTAAGTATTCTTTTGGTTCTGAGCAGTCCTATGACTATTATCGTAAGGGTAATCAGAATGAGGAGAACTATCTGAGTGAGTATGATTTCACAGCGAACCGATCCGATCCCGATTTAATTGCGGTCATCGAAGAGTTGCAACAGAAAGCAAATGGTTGGGCTGCTGAGATTGGTATTGTGGAAATTCCTGCTGATGTACAGTGGCATATACATGAATATGATGGTATTGAGCATATCGCTGAGAACCACAGGACTTGGAGTTAAGTATGCGTAAAGAACTAGACGAAGCCCTCTGTGCAAAGTATCCGCTGATCTTTCGCGATCGGCATGAGAATATGCAAGTCACAGCCATGTGCTGGGGATTTGAATGTGGTGATGGTTGGTATAAAATTATCGATACCCTTTGTGGACTATTGACTTCTGATTATCGCTCAGCCAAGAGTCGCTATGATAGTATCAAGGATTTGGTAAATAAACCACAATGGGAAGGTAGCAAGAAGATCGTTACTCAAGAACAGATCGATGCAGCCAAAACAAAACTGGAAGAAGAAACATTGAAAGTTCCAGTTGCTGTTCAGGTAAAGGAGAAGTTCGGTGGACTACGATTCTATGTTCAGGCTGCAACTGATAAGCATTGGAATTATATCACTTTCGCTGAGAGTATGAGTTACCATACCTGTGAGGAATGTGGTGCTCTTGGAAAAACCTATACCGATGGCTGGCATAAAACTCTGTGTGATATTCATGCAGAGATGGAAGGTCGTGAGGAGAACTATGAATATGAGGAGACTGAATAATGTTTTATGGTAAAGATATGGTTACAAAAGATTTCGATCTTCTTCTAAAGAAACTATCAGAACAAGAATTGTTTTTGTTTGAGCCGATGCCCGATTACAAAAATGGTGCGAGGTGGACTGACGAGTTTCGTATTCGTGATGGGCACACCAAACTTGCTGATGGCACTTGGGTAACTATTATTAAAGTTACTACTTGGGTTGAGAAACTTAAGAAAGATACTGAGGATTTGTATACAAGTTATCAAACAAACCTACAAGAGATTCATTCATTGAAGCAGCAGAAACGTGAGATGGAGTTTGGTCTGCGTACTGCTCAGAAATCTCTACAGACCGCACTCAGTCTTTGATTATGCAGGTAACTCACCTCGCTCGATGAGTTTCTTTTTATTGTATGTATGCATCTCTTGAACCAGATCCTTGTTTTCACCAGAGTATAGAACAGCGTAGTTGTTATCAATCATCCATTGATTTAAACTTGTACCATCTTCCATAATGAAAACACCAAGTATGCGTCCAAACTTGTCATCATTGCTGTCTGATTTCATTGTCTGAATTTTTTGCCATGAACCGACTGGTAGTTTCTCCTGAACCTTTTTCTTTGACAGAAGACCACGTGGCTTTTCCTCATTGTTTGATGTGCGAGATTCAGGTGTGTCAATACCTGCCAGTCGAACTTTCTGATTGGCAAGCATAATGTTAAAACCAAGATCTAGATCGATTTCTACTGTGTCGCCATCAAGAACTTTGAGAATTTTGCATCGATAAATAAACATAGTGTTTCCTTTGGAGGTGAATGTGTTGGAAGAATTAAAACTCATAAAATACAGAGATGCTGGTATGCATACATATACTTATTTCTGGGTCAATTCCGAACACAAAGTATTCAGCCCATATTTTGATCGAGAAGAAGATGCTCATAGTTGGGCAAAAACTTCTTGGGGAAATTGGAAACCGAACAAGGATGTAACTTAATAATGAATGATTTAAAATTTACAACAGCCGAGGAATACATGAAAGAGAAAAACATAATCTCTCAATATTGGTCAGACCAAGATGCTCGCGAAGCAATAGTTGAGCGAGATGAGTCACGATTTTATGCACGTGTAAAATCTGCATTTGGTACATGGTATGTTTCTGTCTTTCTGTCTCTAGATGATGCAGAGGATTTCGCAGAAAACTGGGTTTACGAAACAGCAAAGAAGGAAGAACATGGATTTCAATATTCCACTGAATGATGAAGAATCAGCGTACTGCGTAAACTTGCAGCAAGTTATCGATTCAAATGATATATGCGCTACAATCAGACTGTTAGCGATAGAGTTAAAAAAACGATCTTATCTTTCCCTTGGCGATTTTTTCAAAAACCTATCAGAACGTAGTCTTGATGAACTTCTTGAAATCGCCAATCATTCAGCTGATGAAGAATCCGAACTTAATGACACTGCATTACAGGATCTTTCTCTACTGACATTAATGCTTGCTGAAGCGGAGGGTGTGACAATTACGGATGATCAACAAATGTGTAATTGTTTAAATGCATTGAATGTAATAATCTGTGGTGTCTCTCTTGCTCGCAAAGGTCTTGTCAAAATACATTACAATAATCTTTCTCTTGGCGAAGATATGTACGATAAACCTGTTATGGAGCGTATCCAGTAAGACTTCTACAAAGTAAGCGTCCACTAACTTAATACCCCTACTGTCTGTAGGGGTATTTTTTTGGGGTATTGACAATAATACGAATTTCATGTATAATTACTCTATGATGATTAAAAAGGAGTTGTTATGAAATATCGTGTTATTGTCAATGGTGTCTCATTCTACACAACTGGCGCTGCCATCAAACGTGGTGTTGGTGACTCTGTAGCTGTCAACACTGTGGTTCGCGAACTGTTTGGAAATTTGTTCAACGCAGTTGGAATTTCTTCTAGAATGTCAGTCTATGACCACAAGATGAATCGTGTGTCATATGATGTTCAAATCTCAAAGGTGTAAACATGTGGGCACTTCTCTTCATCGTAGCAGCACCATCTGATTACACAATACATTCAACTTATGATACACACGAACAGTGTCTCAAAGCCGAACAAAGGTATGTCAGCATATTCGAACAAACTGGTTCAAAATTGAAAACCAGATGCGTGCTGAAGAGTCGTGTACCTGCGAACAAAACATCTTCTCTTGTGGTTAACACATACATCTTGAGATAAAATATTTGACATTAATTCACATATCCTGTATAATTACTATGTAGGGTTTGTCCTAGAACATGGAGATATATTATGACTATTGAAGAAGCAAATGATTTATGTCTTGAGATCGCTGAGAAAAATGCTGCTGATCGTATGGCTGATTACCTGAGCGAGCTGGAAGAAGAATCCCTCGACCGCATGATGGCTGAGCATGAGCAGATGCTTTATGCTTGTATGTCCTACGACTTGGATGCTGAATACTATGGTAAATAATGCATTCTTCGCTAAGACAGCCAGTGACGAATTAGCGGACACTCTGTTCTTTGGTGGTTTCGAATACACTAAGGAAAGAAGCAAACCGAATGGTGTCCTTACGTATACATACACAACTCCGAAGTTCGTTCTTACAATTTCTGGTCGCAATATTCGAATTGGTAATGAGAAGTTCAAACGTGTGTACGAAGCCAAAAGAAAGTTGCAGCAGCTGATTGACATTTAATAAAAAATCATGTATAATTGAATTATATAAACATTGAATCTAAATAAAATTATGACCCAACAAATTCAAACTAATGATATTACCACTCGCCTACTGGCGCAGGAAAACCTGTTGATTCAGCGTGCGCCTGTCTCTACCGCATCATTCGATGTGGTCAACCGAATCCTTACATTACCCCAGTGGCAAAACATGACTCCCGAAATCGAGGAGATGCTCAAAGCGCACGAAGTTGCTCATGCTTTGTATACAGACCACGAGATCTTTGAGAAATCCAAAGAAACTGAAAATCGTAAAGGGATTCCTCATGGTTTCTGCAATATTCTTGAGGATGCTCGCATCGAGAAATTGATGAAGCGTAAGTATCCTGGTCTCCGCACTGTTTTCAACAAAGGGTATAAGCAACTCAATGAGCGAGACTTCTTTGATCTGAAGAAACATGACATTGAAAGTCTTCAGCTGATTGATAGAATCAATCTATACTACAAAGCTGGTTTTGAATGTGGCGTAAAGTTTACACCAGCTGAGAAATATCTTGTTGATCAAGTCGCACGTCTTGAAACAATTGAGGACGTAGTTACTCTTGCTCGTAAAGTCTATGATTTTACTAAGAAGCAAAAACAAGATTTGCTGAAAGATCTTTTTAATGATGAAGAATTTAAGAAGATGCTTCAGGAAAAACAGAAAGATCAAGAGGATGAGGAATCCTATGATTATGATGATGAATACGGCGATGACTATGATTCAATAGATGATGAGGATGATCGCCATGAGTATATTGGTAAAGAATCTGAAGAAAAAGAAAATGATCGAGACACTGAAACAGGTCGTGGCTCAGGAACTGACGCAGATAACATTAAAACATCAAATGATGAGATAAGCGACCCAATTACTATGAAGTCGTTTGAGGAAAAGTTGGCTGAGTCAGCTGATGTAAATACTTGTTACGAATACATTGACATGGTTCGCCTTGGATCCTTTGCTAATGAAATTATTATTCCTTACAAAAAGGTTCTTAATGATAACGTAAATGCTGTACAAGCAGCAATCAATAAAGCAAAAGATTCTGGCTATGACTTGAGAGCTGACTATCTTATCAATCAAGCATCATCACTTAACTCTGACCATGAGAAGTTTATGATAGAGACTCAGCGTGTTGTTGCTTATCTTGTCAAAGAATTTGAGATGCGCAAAGCAGCCACCGACTATAAACGTATTCAGATATCAAAGTCTGGTGTTCTTGATTCACGCAAACTGGCACAATTCAAGATTCGTGAGGATTTGTTCAAGTCTATTGCTATCACCAAAGATGGTAAGAAACATGGTATGTTGTTTATTCTCGACTGGTCTGGTTCGATGGGCGACTATATCGAAGATACGGTAAAACAACTAATCTCTCTCGTAATGTTCTGCCATCGTGTTAAGATTCCTTTCCAGGTGTTTGCTTTTACTGACACTAGCACTCTTCGCTATGGTAACATGACATCACAGGAAATTGAACAGAAACGTAATCGTATGACAGACACGATTATCAATCAAGCGCAGAATACATTAGGAATTGATCCCGAGTTCAACTTGATTGAGTTGTTCAGCAACAAAATGACGAACAGTGATTTGAATAAAATGACCAGAACACTGTTTGGTATGGCAAAAGGGTTTTGCGCTGATGGTTATGAATTGAGTGGCACCCCTCTTAATGAAGCATTGGCATTCTTGTACGATTACTCGGAGAAGTTTGTTGTTGCTAATCAGATTGAGAAGTTTACATTAATCAAGTTGACCGATGGTGATGGTGGACGTGTTAATTATTACAAAAAGAGACTTTCTGAAAAGGAAAAAGCAGAAAAAGAAATTGATAGTTATGACAGGGGATTGAAATACAAACCTGAGTATATGAATCACCAATATAATTGGGATGGTCAGAGAAAAATCCGTACTGTTCGTTTCTTACGCTGTCCTATCACAAAGAAAATTTATTCTGTTGATTCAAACACTCAGTGGGGTAATTTGATCACTGAAATGATTAAAGATCGCTATAAATGTGGTACGATTGGTTTCCACGTAACGAATAAGCGTGCTCGTGATATCAATTATGCTATGGCGACCTACGATCTTCCGACAAATGATCAAGTTGTTTACGAATCACGTCGTGATATGTTAAAAGAAGGGTTTACTGGTCTTAAAGTTTATGGTCACGATGAACTTTTCCTCATCAAATGCGACCACAAAGTCGCTGAGGAAGAACTTGACGATAACATGACCAAAATGTCGGCTGCAGCGATCGCAAAACAGTTTACAAAACACCTGTCAGCGAAGAAAACCAGTCGGATCCTTCTAAACAGGTTTGTTGGGGTCGTCGCTTGACGACTTTTGAGGTCTCCGAGCCGATTTTTTCGGTTTGGAGACCCTTTTTTTCCGTTTTTTTCCTTAAAAATCAATAATTTGCAATCCCCTACAGTCTGTAGGGTTATCCCTTGACAATAATTCGGTTTGGACGTATAATTATTCTATGATGATTGAAAATGGAACTGAAAAAATGAGCGAATTTAAGTCTTGGGAAGAAATGACCGAAAAAGAGCAACTTGAGTGCTCGCTGTGGGATGCATATAAAGATGCGCATGGTATTCGTCCTCGGTTTATGAACATGGAAACCATGTCGGTCGAAGAACTCAAGCAACAACTTGAGTTGTGCTGCTCTGAAATTGAGCGCAACGAGAAACAGCGTCAGATTGACGAAGATCATGCTTCGCATGACTTCGAAATGCGCATGCTCAATCTTATGATGAGTGGCGCAAAAAGTCGTGAACAAGCATTGCGCTGGGTTCACGAAGCAGAAGGCAGTGATGGTGACGATGAGTATCTCTGCTTTCTGTTAGGTTTACCGTATGGTTATTTTCGTAAAGTAGCATAAGGAGATTTGTTATGGGTTTGGATATGTATCTGTCAGCCAAAAAATACATGAGTCGGTATTTTGATGAGAAAGATTCTGAGCGAATCAAAACTGTCAATGAACTGTTCGGTGTTGAGGGTGATGAAGAAGGTGACTATGGTGCTCAGGAAGTAACTTTCCGTGTAGCCTACTGGCGCAAAGCCAATGCGATTCATCAGTGGTTTGTTGACAATGTGCAAAAAGGTACAGATGACTGTGGCGAGTATTATGTTACACGTGATCAGTTAAAGCAGTTGATGGAACTGTGTGAGCAGATTGTTGCAGATAACAAGAAAGCAGAAGAGTTGCTTCCAACGCAGAGTGGGTTTTTCTTCGGAAACACTGAATATAATGAGTGGTACATGGAGGATATCGAACGTACGATTGTTCGTTTCAGGAAAATCCTCAGCGACCCTGCGTTCGAAAAGTCTGATTTTTATTATCAGGCGAGCTGGTAAGAGTGCTTGACATTAATTTGAATTTATTGTATAATTGTTTTATATTATGAGAAAGGTGATTATGAATCAACAACTGTTCGAAACCAAACTGTTCGAATTATTTCCCGATGTTCAATCGTCAGGAACTGTAAGTCGGCAGCAAATTATGAGTGCGATGAATGCTCTAAATACTACCAAGTATCCTACTTGGCTTATGGCAAACAAAGTCGGTCGTGGTCTTTATGCTATCGCTGGTGGAAATGCTGTTGCCAAAGTTGTTCCTCTAGAAACGATTGAGAATGATGTGCGTAAACCAGTCTACGTAACCGAAGCAGAAGTTGCTGCTCCACTTGTTGACCCTGCATATGTTGCGTGGGGTAATCACTCAGATCTCGACAAGATTATTACTAGTCGCCTGTTCCACCCTGTCTATGTGACTGGTCCGACTGGTAATGGTAAGTCGACGATGGTCGAGCAGATTTGCGCAAAACATAAAATCCCTTTGATTCGTGTGAACTTGAATAGCACTGATGACGAAGATAAACTGATTGCGTCTAAGACCTTGATTGATGGTAACGTAGTTGTTGAAGATGGTCCAATGATTGTTGCTATGCGTCGTGGTATTCCGATTCTTATTGATGAGATTGACGCTGGCTCAGCCAACTTGCTGATGTGTCTTCAGGGTATCCTTGAGGGTAAGCCATATTACATCAAAGCCAAGAACGAAATTGTTTATCCTGCGAAAGGATTCAACATTATCTCAACTGCGAATACCAAAGGTAAAGGATCAGATGATGGTCGCTATATCGGTACGAATGTTTTGAATGAAGCATTCCTTGAGCGATTCGCTGTTGTGTTTGAACAAGATTATCCCTCTGCTAAGATCGAGACAAAAATTGTTACGAATCTGATGCAGAAGTTTAATTGTCTTGATGGCGAGTTTGCTGCTACTCTCGTCAAATGGGCAGATGCTATTCGTCGCACGTTCGATGATGGTGGTGTTGACGAAGTTATCACGACTCGTCGTTTGGTTCATATCGTTAAGAACTTTTCGATCTATCGTGATAAGCGTAAATCAGTGAACCTTGCTATCAATCGTTTTGATCCGTTGACGAAAGATGCGTTTCTGGATCTGTTTGACAAGGTTTCTGCAGACCCGAATGCGGAGGTGGGACCCGCACCTGCTCAGACCCCTACCGAACAGTCTGAGAATGGCGAGATCCTTATTTAATTAATGCTTGACATTAATGTTAAAACGTAGTATAATTATATTGTAAACTTGAAAACCGAAAGGAAATTGTTATGTTGAAATATTCTGATTTGACCAAAGCCCAAAAGCGTTTCGTTGACGCTGTTCTTAAGGAAGATGCTTCGATTGCGAAGAGTGGTACTGCTACTCGTAAACAAATTGAATCCCTTTATTGGACTCTCAATGAGAAACGTGCCACTGGTGGTGAGAAAGTTGGTTTCCCCAACTGGTTGACTGGTCCAAATAAAGTTTCTCGTGGAGTCTATCAGATTCCCATGCCTGAAGCAACAGCTGCGAAGGCGAAGAAAGTATCAACCGATGAGCGTACTCGTCTTGAGAAAATCATTGATGAGTCTGACTCTGTTGAGTTTGATCAGGAAGAAGCGGATATCGTCTCTTCTATTCAAGAACTCGTTAATTCCTGATTCTTTAATTGTGGGAGGGATGCGTTGACACCACGCATCCCATTTTCCCATTCTTGTTTGGTGTTATTTTTTATGGAGACTTATATAATGTCTAAAATCCAAAAGTTGGTTTCTTACATGAAATCTGGTAACGAAGTAACTGCACGTCAAATCAGTGGCACCTTTGGTCTTAAGAACCCAAGTCGTGCTATCCATGCATTGCGCACTGAGCATGGTATCTGTGTTTATAGCAATCCAACAACATTGAGCACTGGTGATCGTGTTGTTAAGTATCGTATCGGTACACCATCGAAGCGTATGGTTGCTGTTGCTGCTAACATTCTTGGCGCAAGCGCATTTACTCGTTAATTTTTAGTGAGTAATTAATGGGCATTCTCCCGAGTGCCCATTTGTTGTTTCATTGGAGATAGATATGGCGAGTAAAGATGAAGTAAAAAAATCTCAGAACGCAACGACAGGTGGTCGTAAATTTGATGGTAACAAACCGCAGTATGGATTGTTACCACCACTCGCATTGAGAGCTACTGTCGATGTTCTAACATTTGGTGCAGAGAAGTATGAGCCTGATAACTGGAAGTTTGTACCAGACTCTAAACGACGTTATTTCGACGCACTACAAAGACATCTGTGGGCATATAAGGATGGTGAAAAGATCGACCCAGAATCTAATATGCATCACTTGGCTCATGCGATGTGTTGTCTAATGTTTTTGTATGAACACGATGTAAAATATAGTAATGACAAAAATTGAGTAAACTGACATTATACATAGTATTGGGATTGGTTGTGTTTTCAATTTCCCTTTTAACCATTTCTGGTAGTGGTATTCTGTTAGGAGTTTTGTTTGGAATCAAATTTTAGATTTATAGAAAAAAATATTGATGTAAGTAAAATACTCAATCAGGTACTTTCTAATCCTCAAGATTGGAAAGCAGTTAGTGCATACAAAAACATTTCTGGTGATTTAGAACCATATGGTTTTTTACCACTGGTTATGGCTTGGGTCAAAGAAGAGGGTGTTAGTCCGAAAGACACAGAACATCAAATGAATACACCAATGTATAAAAAATACACAGAGATTAGAAAATGGCTTAAGATACAAGGAATTACTGAGATATCAAGAGCAGCATTTTTTAAACTACGTATCGATGGAAGCGTTGGTCGTCATGTTGATGAAGGTACGTATTATTCAACACGTGATCGTTTTCATTTGTCTCTTCAGGGAAGATATCTTTATCATGTTGACGGAGAAGAACATGTTATTGAGCCAGGAACTTGGTTTTGGTTTAATAACAAAAAGCATCACTGGGCGAAGAATATTTCACCAGATACTGAAAGAATTACTTTTGTTTGGGATGTTCCGCATCATGTTAAACATCCAAATAATAGTAGAAATTTTATTTGACACAAACACACTTTTGCGGTATAATACTTATACATATTATGAAAAGGAAGAAATATGAAACTCACTAAAGAAACACAAAATCTCGTTAAAAACTTTGCTTCGATTAACATGAATTTGTTAATCAAACAAGGAACTAAATTATCAACAAAAAATGAAGGAAACAATGTATTCGCTGAGGCAACTGTAACTGAGGCATTCCCACAAGATTTCGGTATCTATGATGTGAATGAATTTCTTGGTGTTGTTTCCCTGTTCGAAGATCCTGACTTTACATTTAACAACGATATCGTTGAGGTAAAGCAGGGAAAGAATATCATTAAATATAAAGCAGCGGATGTAAATACATTGAAAGCACCAACCAAATCTATCGCATTTCCTGAAGACGAAACAAACATCTCATTTAAACTTACTGCTTCAGATCTAGATAATATTATCCGTTCTGCTAACATTTTAAAAGTAAGCGATGTTTCGATTTCTGGTGATGGCTCTAATGTTACTGCTTTGGTATTTGATAATAAAAATCCATTGTGTAACAAATTTGAAATCGATCTCGGCGCAACAGATAGAAAATTTATAGCATATCTTAAAGTAGAGAACTTAAAGATGCTTCCAGGCGCATATGATGTTACTATCGCTAAGATGAAAATCTGTCGATTCAAAAACACAAGCGCAGAACTTGCGTATTACGTTGCAGTTGAGACTGGCTCAACAGCTGAATAATTTTTTTTCAGGACTATATTATGAAAGACCAATTTCTTTGGGTGGAGAAATATCGCCCACAAACGATTGATGAATGTATTCTTCCTGAAACACTAAAAGAAACATTTAAAAATTTTGTTGCTAGTGGTGAATTACCTATGTTCCTGTTCGCTGGTGGTGCAGGTGTAGGTAAGACCACAATCGCAAAGGCACTCTGCGCTGAAGTTGGCGCAGAATATATGTTTATCAACGCATCAGTGGAGAATGGAATTGATTTACTACGGAACCAAATCAAAAGTTTTGCCTCGTCTGTTAGTATCGAATCTTCAACAAAAGTCGTCATCCTCGACGAAGCCGACAGTCTATCAGCCCAAATGCAAACAGGTCTGCGCTCTTTTATCGAAGAATTTTCCCACAACTGCAGATTCATCTTTACCTGTAACTTCAAACACAAAATAATTGAGCCGATTCATAGTCGTTGTGCTGTAATCGATTTCAAAATTCCTTCAAGCGAAAAACCAAAAGTTGCTGCTGCGTTTTATCGCAGAGTAATGGATATTCTTTCACAAGAAGGTGTTACTGATGTTGACAGTAAAGTAGTAGCCAAAGTTGTTGAGACACACTTTCCAGATTTTCGTAGGGTTCTAAACGAACTCCAGCGTTATTCTGTGACTGGTCGCATTGACACAGGTATTCTGTTGAACCTTTCTGGTGAATCATTTAAAGAACTTATTGGTTATTTAAAAGATAAAGATTTTGGTAACACACGCAAATGGATTGCTAAAAACTCTGACATTGAGACTTCCCAGCTGTTTTCTCTTTTGTATGATAATGCGGTCGAGTATCTTGACGCCAACTCTGTACCTAAACTTATTCTTATTCTCGCGGATTATCAATACAAAGCTGCATTTGTTGCGAACTCAGAACTGAATAATATTGCTGCAATGACAGAGATTATGGTTGGCTGTAAGTTCAAGTGAGGTCGCTATGTCACCATTTGACTATTTAAACTGTATTAACCTTACAAAGGATGATTTATCGGACGATCCATCTTTTCAGAAAGATTATGAACCCTTCATTGTAAATAAGGGTCTTTCGTTTTTTGTTGATTCTTGCCTACAAGCAAATGAGATGAATTTACGCCATTATATCCCCAAAAAGTGGCAATTTCATTATTTGCTAAATAGTATTGCCAAGAAAAAGCGTTTCTCCAAATGGCACAAAAAAGAGACTGGAGACGATTTGACTATGGTAATGAAATACTACAATTATAGTAGAGAAAAGGCAGAAGTTGCTCTTTCCATATTATCAAAAGATCAACTTACTATGATAAAACAAAAATTCGAAAAAGGTGGAAAATTATGACTGTTGAGACTGTTTACTATGACTGGACTCCAGACAGTATGCTCGAGGTGAATTTACCCGAACCAGACAATTTTTTAAAAGTCAAGGAAACATTGACTAGAATTGGTATTGCGTCAAGAAAAGAGCGCAAATTGTATCAGTCATGTCATATTTTACACAAACAAGGTAAATATTACATCGTTCATTTTAAGGAATTGTTTGCATTAGACGGAAAAGAGTCTAATTTGACTAACAATGATATTGAACGCAGAAACACTGTAGCCTCTCTTTTAGAAGATTGGGGTTTGCTTAAGATTATTCGGGATGAAGATGCTCAACCACAAGCGTCACTATCTCAGATAAAAGTGCTTTCCTTTAAAGAAAAGGATGAGTGGGAATTGGTGCCAAAATATAATATTGGTAAAAAGAACTTAAATAATAGGAGTTATAGTGATTAAACTTAAATTGAAAATTGAAGAAATAGATGCTATTTTGACTGCATTGGGCGATCAACCATACGTAAAGGTTGCTGAACTGGTTGTTAAAATTCGCCAGCAAGCACTTCCTCAGTATGAATCATTAAAGGAACAAGAAAATATTTTAGACGATGAGACAGAAAAAGTCTCAGAATGATATAAATATTTTTATCCCAATCGGGATGGGAACGTAGTTAGTCGGTAACTACGATAAAAGCCGACTACTTAACATGCTATGCCTTCGGGGTAGCAATTTTTAATAAACTCGCTTAACAAGGAGAAAACCATGATAGCGTATTTCAACTCAACAATCGACACTATTCAAAGTGCTCAGTCTAAAGTCCTCTCTACAATCGTAACAGAAGAGGCATTCCGTAAACCCCTACAAACAGCAATTGATGCTGGCGCAGAGTTTGCTAAAACACTAGCAAAAACCGCACACGATCTTACCGATCAAGTCACTAAAGCGACAAAGAAGTAAGGAGGGAACTATGGGACTCGATTTTATTCCTGCTCCATGGAGCAACACATTCAAAGATTTTGACAAAGTTTTTGTTGGTTTTGATGATCAGTTTAATCGTCTCGCAAAAATGCATGATGATTTAACAAAACATATTCCTAACTATCCACCATATAATATCTACAAAGCAGAAGAAAACAAATACGTCATTGAGTTGGCAGTAGCTGGTTTCGGTAAACAAGATGTAGAAATTACACTTGATGGCGATAAACTTATTGTCAAAGGTGAAACGAAAGACGACACACAAGCATTCTTATACAAAGGAATTGCGACACGTGCGTTTACTCGTAGTTTCGTAGTTGATGATCAGGTTGTTGTTCAAGGTGCTCAGATGATTAATGGTATGCTTAAAATTTTCTTAGAGCGTATTATTCCTGAACACAAGAAACCAAGACAGATTGATATTACTGATGAACCAACAACTGTTTCTTTGCATGCACAAAACAATCCACAACTTCTACAGGAACACGAAATCCTAGAAATGGAAAGTAAGAAAGCAGCAAGAAAGAAAACATCATGAAAAAATTTTTAAGGAATGCTTATCTCTTGTTTAAGGGATTTGGCTATGCTCGTGCTGCTGCTTTTCATGCCAGACAAGGTGATCATAGAAAAGCAACACAGATCATGGAGGAATATTCCAGATGCAAGTAACTTACTGGATTCCAATGACTGATGATGATTGGGATTGGGTTAATGGTAAAGCATCAGAACCAAAACAAAAGTGAT